TTCTGGATCAGGAGAAGATTTAATTGCAAAGTCATATGATAAAGCAAACTCGTCATCATCTTCTATATTAGGATCATCTACTATTCGTAGGTTTTTAAATCCAATTAATGTTTCGACAAATTCACCTTTCATGAATCGTACATTAAATTCCATTTCACCTTCGCCAGGATTAGCCTCATCTTCTAAGACAAAGTCTTCACCTTCCTTCATACCGTTTCCTCTACGATTTCATCCATTGATACTTGTTCTTTGTAACCAATAGAATATTGCTTCTTGACAAACTCTTTAAAGTCTGTTTTATTAAAGATATCAATCCAGAAAAACTGTCCGAGTGTATCTCCGTACCGGACTTTAGGACCTAACTCACCGGTCTCCTGGTCAACTACAGCATACCACCCATTCGATGGTTTCTCAACATATCCACCTGCTAAGGCAACATCAAGTAATCCACTATAATCTTCGACGCCACCTTCCCATGAGACGGTGATTGGAATCTTAGACTTTTCTTTTACATAGCGTGATTTCTCTACGTTAATCACAAAGTGATAACCTTGAATCTCTGTACCTTTCTTGTCTTGTTGACGACCAATGATCCAGATATTATCAGCTGAATAGTAAAGACCTGTACCACCACCAACAACGGCTTTAGGGAACAAACCAATTTCCATATATGTATGGTTAACAGCAATCATAGGAATATTCTTCATAGTTAAGTATGGAGTTGCCATACGAAATAAACCTTTGAGTGCTTTTGCCCTTGACATATCTGCCACTGATTTTTCGTTCATAGCATCTTCAAGTTCTTTCTTCGATGCTAAGTTACCGATTGAATCAATAACAATAATAACAGGATCATCACGATCAATGTTCTCAAGTTGATTAACTAGATCGAATTTTAGTTCTTCTACATTTGTAATAGGCGTATGAAGAACACGGCTTGTGTCAATATCGAATTGACTAAAATAACTTTGAGGTGAGCCAAACTCAGAATCATAAAATAACATAACAGCATCTTTGTGATGCTTCATGTACGATGCGGCCATAAGCAAAGCAAATGAAGTTTTAAAATGCTTTGATGGACCGGCAAGAATAGTCAAACCAGCAGATAAACCACCATCAATATCACCTGATAAGGCAACATTAATCATTGGCACATCTGTCTTGACCATATCTTTTTCATTAAAAAATTTAGACTCAGAAAGAACCTCCGTAGCTTTTAGCTTGGAGTTCTTTTTGAGTTTATCCATGATTGACATGCATAATCTCCTTTAAATTGATATGATTATTATATCACGATTTGGATGTGTTGTACACAATATTATTAGATTTTTCTCTATCATCTATTTCATATTGATCACGTACTTCGTTATTAGAATTAATAACTTCTTCAAGTATACTAAAATCTTCAGAATATTTTAAAAACGCTGCCGTATCTTTTGGAAAACATGCTCCACCAAAACCTCGTTTACCATCGAATCCTGGAACTGTTGTATGAGATGCTCCGATACGAGGATCATCTATCATAGCATTTATAATCCTTGAATATCTTGCATTAGATTTTTTACGTATAATATTTTCAAATTGATTGAACCACATTACTTTACTAGCAAGGAAACAATTGATTCCATATTTTACAAAGCTAGCTTCTTCTGGTTTTACATAATGAGTAGGACATTGTCGGCATGCACTATAATCATCATAATATTTTTTAAGCAGCTTACAATCTTCTTCATGTCCACCAAAGACATGGACTATAGGATTTAAAAATTCTTCTATAGCATTACGTTCAGCTAAAAATTCAGGATTATATACAACACGTCGACTCTTTAATACAGATACTATGTTAGGTGTAACAGTAGATTTAAGTACTATAAGTGCCTCTGTATGTAATCTTAAATATTCAACTGCTTCGACTGCCATTATTGCATTAACTGAACCATCATTAGCCATTGGAGTTGGTACACATACACACGCAAGATCGATGTCTTTATCTTTAAGATCTTCAATCTTTGTGTTATAGATTGGATCTATAATAATTTTTTCTACTTCAGGATCATTAAATCCAGCGTCAACAGCTTTTCCTACAAAGCCGTGACCTATAATTGCCATCTTCATTAGCCACTCACATATGTTTTTGAATTAGGACGATAAAAGTTTTTTTGATGATGAATACGACCTAATAGTTCTTGAATCTCGTGCATCTCTTTTTTGCATTGTTCTGATGTTTCACCCTGAGCAATGGCAAGACCTCGTCGTCCTGCTTTTGCTCTCAATGCTTGTTCTATAATTTCTATGTCTCGTACAGACAACTCGAATTTTTTATTAGGCTTATTTGCCATTAATTAACTCCGTGATATGATTTATACCATTCAACAAATCGTGCAACACCTTCTTGCATGGATACTTTTGGTTCATATCCTAAAGCTTTTAATTTACTTGTATCAGACCATGTATCTTTATTATCAGCTGGATGCATTGGACTAAAACGAATATTAGCTTCTCTGCCTAAATTCTTTTCTATCTCTCTTATAAAGTTCATTAACTGTACTTGTTTACCATAACCGATATTATATATTTCATTTTCACCAGGTTTCATAGCTTCAAGTGCAATAATTGTACCATCGACGATATCATCAATATATGTAAAGTCACGTGTCATAATACCATCGTTATATACTTCTATTTCAGTACCATGAACAATATTATCTGTAAATTTATATAATGCCATATCTGGTCTACCCCATGGTCCATAGACTGTAAAAAATCTTAAACCAGTTGTAGAATCAATTTTAGAATAATTAAACATAGATTCATTTGCAATTTTAGTCATTGCATATGGATGTTTAGCTTGACCTGGTGGATCTTCTTTAAATGGAACTGGACCTGTATTTACACTCGATGTTGACGCATATACAACTTTATCTATTGCCAACATTTCACAAGCATCAATCAAATGATGTGTACCTTTAATATTATTTGCCATATACATTTCAGGTTGTTCTAATGAATTACGAACACCCGCATAGGCAGCTAAGTGAATTACTGCATTAGGATTTTCGGCGTACATAAAATCTATTAGCTTATCACGTTCTAATAGATCTATATTATGTAAGGTTGCATCTAGTTCTTTTGCTCTAGCCCATTTAAGATTTGGATCATAATACTCATTATAGTTATCAATCCCACAAACCTCATATCCCCTATCAATTAAAGCTTTTGCTGTATGCATGCCAATAAAGCCTGCCATACCTGTAATCATAATTTTTTTCTTAGGTTGTTTTTTTGACCAAGGTTTCTTCATGCCATAAATTCCTCTAATGCATTCAC